TATGTAGACCCATCATTACTCATCGAACTTACAAAAAGAGGATTCAGCGTACAGTAGTTATTCGTGGGAGTGTCAATCATCTGATCTGTAGCAACAATTCCCGAAATATCGAAATCGTTTTTATTCCCAGAACTATCTGCGCCTAGTCCACCATTAAAGTCTGAGTGGATCAGGAGTTTAGTGTTTGAGTCTGCGACAAATGCTGTGGTGGATGGAGTGAATGTGGATGTATACCTTGCCGAGTCGGAGAGTCTTATTTCGTCTAGATAAGCCTCAATTTCTTCAGCCGATGTATTTCTACCAATCCAAAATTGAACAGTTCCACTATCCGGTGTCCCAGCAATCGCAGTAGTTGTCTCTAAAACTCCATCCATAAAAGTCAATATATTGGAGCCTGACTTAACTATAGCAACATGAGTCCAAGTATCTACCGAAAGAGTTGAGGTAGATGGCCCCATTGCTTGAACAGTAGCGCCAGAAGTATCCCAATACCAAAGGTTTACATAACCACTGGTGTCGTAACCGATGCCATATTTTGTTCCACCACTATTACTATTGAAAAGGCTTCCAAATGTACCTGCGCTACCACCGCTAGATAGGCTGGTAGGCCTTATCCAAGTTTCAAATGTGTAATCACTAAAGGAATTCCAATTGAAGTCAGATGTAGCAGCAATACTCAAATAATCCCCAGTGCCATCGAACTTGATGGATGAGTCACCAACCTTGTATTGCGCTCTTGTGTTGGTTACATCACCGTTAGCGGTTATGGTGTGAGCGGAAGAACTACTATCAGTAAAACTAGCCGCTAGTTCCGTGGCTGAGTATTTCTGGTAGAACCCGTTAGTTCCGTAACTTCCTGTGTACTCTATGGGTTTCCATTGGTTAGTAGCGGCATCTGTTTCACCAAAGGATGCGGGTGTTAGGGCTGTGCCGTCTATGAAGTGGACTTCTGCTAGATAGCCGTCTAGGTATTGAGTTGCAGCAGTAGATGTACTCCCAAGTCTTTGTAAAACGCTATTGCTAATCCCACCATCTCTGTTTTGAGTCGGATAACTAGCCGTAGTAAAGTCAGTGATTTGTTGACCGTTCACATAAATCTTAAATCTATCGCTTGCTGTTGCTTGGGTGGTGTCGCTTACGCCAACAATATGATACCAAGCCGATATATCCCTAAAGACTTGAGCGCTTAATAAAGACCCTGCTGTCGTATCATCCCAAACCATCCATAATTTGTCTGAGCCATCAAACAAAATACGATCATTATTCCCCGCAAAGTATCCAGAAAATAAGTTCTGGTTTCCAGTGGAAAGATTCCCACGTTTTACCCAAGCACTAAATGTCCAAGTCTTTCTATTACCAGCACTACCGGGTGTCCAACTTAAATAAGCAGGATCACCATCATCAAACCGCAACGACTGTTCTATGTCATAGCCAGTAGTAGACTGACCAGATGAGCCAGCGAGGATGTTATTAAATACAGGCATTATGAATAGTTCAGAGTAGCCACTGCTTGAATGTTAGTTGCGTCCAAAATAACGTAATCTATCCTGTCAACAGCAGCCGCTGTCGTTGTGAGAGTTGGTGCAGTACCACCTGCAAAGTCCCAATCAGTTCCCCAACTGGCTGTCCTTGATCCTGTACCGTCCTGTGTAAGGAAGATAGAACCACACTGACCAGCGGTATCATTAGAAGGGTTCTCAAAGGTAACATTGTGAGCCATCGTGCATGAGAAGTTGTTAGAGTTAGCCATGTCAATGGTGACTGATGTGGCTGATGTAAGAGCGGTGATCTCTCCTCTCTGCCCTGCTGTCCATGTCTGCGCTGTTCCTAATAGAGCATCGCCTACACCTTTAGCATTGATCTGAGTTTGAGCGTTAGAACTAAGAGTGTTTATGTATTGGAATTCTGTGCTTGTAACTGACCCATCAGCAATCTTGGTAGCGTCTATTGCCGCACTTGCATTTACATCATCATCAATGATAACGCCAGAGCCTATAGAGACTACACCAGCGTTAGTCATGGCAACATCACCGCTTAGTGCAGCGGCGGTTACTCCAGCACCATCACCTATAAGTATCTGTGTTGTCGTTAGAGCGACATCAGAAGGTACGCCAGATGATCCAGCATCCCTTACCTTGACAGTGCCAGCGGCCATGTCAGCCATCTTTGCGTTGGTTACGGCCGCATCAGTGATAGTCGCTGTTGCTATCTGTTTCCACGCCAGACCGTTAGTCGCTGAAGAGTCAGCAACAACAGCGTAATCATTAGTTCCAACAGGCAGTCTGGTTTCAGAGTCTACCGTGTTGTAGACAAGTAGATCGCCTTTGGTGGTTAGTTTGTCTGTACCAACAATATCGACCTTCTGCCACTCGCTAGATGCGGAGGAGTATTTGAGATACTGGTCATTTGTTGCTGCGGTTGAACTAACTGACTGGCCCTGAATTCCAGCCACCGTAACTACTCCAGCGTTGGTCATAGTGGCATCACTAGATAACGCAGCAGCGGTAAACCCAGTACCGTCACCAATCAGGATTTCTGTAGTGGCTAGGGCTTTGTCGGATGGAACGCCGGTTGAATTTGCATCTCTGACTTTGACAGTGTTGGCCGCCATGTTAGCCAACTTAGCATTTGTCACGCCAGCGTCAGTAACATTAACTGTGACAGTAGTTCCAGTTGCAGATGTGTCTAATGCCGCACCACCAGCAACCGTGAGCGTTTCAGAATCAAGATCAATATCTATCGTTCCTGAATCTGTGGTTACATCTAAATCTTGCGCCGTAACCTGAGCATCAACATAAGTTTTAACCGCCCCTTGCGTAGCCAATAGGGTAGCGCTGGAACCTAACGCTCCATTGTCTATACCAGTGACAGTAGCACCTGTGGCTAACGCTAGGCTAGTGTTACCCGTTAGGGTAGTACCTGTAACAGCCGCTGGAGTAGCACCACCTATAACGGTTCCATCAATCGTGCCAGCATTAACATCTACAGTTTGAGCGGCTTCAACGCTAAACGGTAGAGTGATGAAAGAGGAGCCATCATATATCTTTATAACATGAGCGCCGGCCCCGGCTGAAGTGTCTATCCATACCAGACCTTCAGATATAGAAACTGCGGGGGCAGCGGATGATGTATGTACAGCGTTAACCGCGATATCTACAGAAGGGAAGGATTGCTTAACCGCCCGTTTGACGGTTCTAATCTGATCGTCCCCTTGCGATACTAAATCGGTTGCTCCCGGATCAGTTATTGATAGTTCATCAATATAGTTAGCATTGTCTAAAGCCATTAGTGATACCCGCCTGTGTTCATTACTCTGAGAGCGGAGCCAGAATGCCTGTCCTTATTATCCTGCTCTTGTAATGTAGTGATAGATTGCGTTAAGGCTGTAGCCCATAACTGTACTCTTTGATCGTTCATTAGGAATGGTTCGGCCTCTAATAATGCTCCATACAGATAGACATCTGGGGCATTCGTTATTACCCAATTAGTCGGGGCCGCATCTGTTAGGGCATCAAACGTCTTATAGTAGAGCATACTGATATCGTATGCATCATCTGGCGTAGGGCCAAATAGAATATTGTTGGCTATGATGGTATAGGTTTCTGGCTTTCCTGTAAGACTGCCAGCATTAAGCCTGTTCATTATCTCAGGGGTGAGATACTGTAACTGAGTTATGGGGGATGTTATCAAACTGATATCCCTCATCTGTACATACCCTGTTGGTAAGGCTACCGTACTCGTACCGCCTACAGTATCTACTGAGATATCTAAAGTTTCCATAGCGCGAATACGCAGGGTTCTATTAAACCTAGCCTCGCATAATGTAATAAACTCTGGTATCCTAGCGGCCAGATCATCTCTGTCCAGCCAGTTAGCCACAGCGGTTTGTAGTTCACTGTAGTTTGAAATCGCCATTATTATCTACGGTTAACGTAGTAGATTGCGTTATTCAGGGGGTTAAAGTTCTTTTGAACTGATCCCGCATGACCGGGGTTATATAGCCACATAGTTATAGCCTCGTTGGTGTGGTGCGTAGGAAAGCGTTATCAGGATCGTTGAGATATCTCTTCATCAACTTACTGTCCTTTTCTATTGCGCCATTAGTTTCTTTCATCCACTTTTCCCATATACCTACAGGGATAGATGCCACTCTCATACCATGCTGTTGCTTACCAAAGGTAAGTTTATCACCATAGTTGTTTAGTAATTCTTTATTATTGTTTAGGATACCTTCTGCGTCTTGATGGGTTACAAAACTTGTTGTTCCATCAGAGTTTTCTTCTACAGTGGTAGGTCTTAGATGTTTCATAATGGTAATGCACCGGGAGTTTTTGACATCTTATCTAATGTTGATACCGCTTTCTTTACAGACGCTTTCTCAGTATAAGGCTTTCTTTTAACCACTTTTTCTTTCTGTGGTTTCAAACCTTCTTTAAGTAGTGCTTTGCTCATTTGTCCCTCTATAGGTCATCTAATTCAAAATGAATGGCCCCCCCGAAGGAGGGCCAAACACATTTACGCCGCTTTGACGCCAATAACAGAGCCTGAAGCCTGACCATTCTTACCACAAAGGCCATATTCAGCAATCATCATCTGTTTAACAGAGTCGCCAGTTTTAGCAAGGGTTTCCGTCTGGAAAGGACGCAGATAAGCCACGCTCCAGAAATCGTAATCCAAGACATACAACTGGTTTGACTGACAGAAACGGTTAGGTACAATTTTAAACGTACCAAAGTCCGTTACGATAACATCGACAGAGTTGACAGCATGGGCTGGGGATGCTTTGTCATGGTTAGTCACGATATCGGCAATGACTGAACCAGCCAGAGCAGACAACTTAACCTTCAATGACGAGTCGCACATGATTACGTCAGGCGATCCACCAGCCTTCCAAATCTGCTCGACACAGGTATTAAGCATACCCATTGTCAAAACAACTGCCGCGCCACTAGCGGTTTTTGCCGCTGACCCGTCGCCGGGGTTAGCAACAGCGGCGGCAGTTGGGCCGTCGATGATGTTAGAGTCACCAGCAGTTGCGTCACCAAGCCATGAGTTAAGAGCGGCAGTTTTACGAGCCGTTCCAGATGCGCCAGCAGTGGCGGTATCATTACCCGTCAGCATCAATTCCATATCACGCTTAATTTCTTTTGCGCGCTTTGCGAGTTGATAAGCCTGACTTGACTTTCTCCCGGCCCAGTCTACTGCTTCCGCAGTGCCAGAAGTCTGAACTGCTTTCTCAGAAATCTGAGTGTAGTTAGTCAACTTGGTAGGCTCAGAGACTGCCAGCGATGCGGGATCATCACCCTCTAGTTTCTGGTTAGCGGCGGCGGCGGCGAGTTCGTCTTTCTGCCACTCAAAAAGAGTGTTAGAGCAAGAGCCTCGCCCAGCCCCAGAAATGAACGGAGTGTCCATTGGGCTAATATTATATATGATATTACTCAAGTCCTCACGGATTTGTACACCACCGTAAGTTTCACGAGTATTAGTTGGTATTGCCATTGCAATATACCTCCTTAGTTAAAGTTCTACGAAATCCTCAAAGAGAGTAACAGAATCATCTACATGACCACTCTCTTTAAGACGCTTCATTGAGGCAATACGTTTCGCTTTGGCGGTATCGGACTTTTTGTTAGTTCCTTTACCAGCCCTTATAACCTTGGGTTTGTTTTTCAACTTCTTCGCTTTAACATCTGAGTTCTGTAGAGCGTCATACTTCTGAGCCTTCATTAAAACTATTAGCGATCTATGGTCTATTAGCT